AGTACTTGGAAATTCCAAGGTGGAGCAACAAGAGCCTGGTAACATGAAGTTTAGTATATATCAAAAAACTTTAGATGATTTAGGTGTTGAAATCTTTATGGGTGATTATTTTGGATATTATGAATCTGAAGACCGAGTTAGGTATTATTCTGTTGTCGATGATGGATTTGTAAAATCTGATAATAAACATACGTATGCTGGTTACAAACCTTTTTATAGGACTATAATCGCAACTTATGTGAGTGAAAACGAATTTAGAGGAATATAATGAGATACATAATAACTGAATCACAATTAAATAAAATTATTGAAGCCGTTGTGGATGGTGACGTTATTTGTGATAATTGTGGATGGTCTTGGGAATTATCTGACGGAGGAGACGACCCATATATGTGTCATAAATGTGGACACGATAACTCTGAAAACTTAGAAGAAAAATAAAATGGCATTACCAAAACAAGTAAAACCTACATTACCTTTAGTCCCAAAGAAAACTTTATCTGCAAGAAGAGAACAACTTCTTGAGTTTATAAATAAAGATGGAACTTATTTACCTAAGTCAGTATTACATGCTGATTTGGATAGAGGTATGCTTGATTTTGTTAAGGAAGACCTACAGGTTGTAACCGCAGGGAAAATCATTCCTATGTTGGATATTATTATTACGACTCAAAATTGGGCTCAATATACTGAAACCGCATTATTCACAAATCTTGACTTCAATCCCGAACCTCCATTCATTACTGTGGTTAGACAACCTGAGGTTAAGTTTGGAACAAATCCTGCGTTACAATATACAATTCCAAACAGAAAACAATTTTATTACGCATCAGTTCCAACTTGGAATGGTAATGAACAAGGTATGGACATTTATACCATTCCACAACCTGTTCCTGTTGATATCAAATATAGTGTTAAAATTATTTGTAATAGAATGAGAGAACTTAACCAACTTAATAAAGTTGTTATGCAAACATTCTCATCAAGACAAGCATATACCTTTATTAAGGGTCAATATGTTCCAATTATTTTAGATAACGTTTCAGACGAATCTCAAATGACCATGGAGGCAAGAAAATATTACGTTCAAACTTATGATTTTACAATGTTGGGTTATCTGATAGATGAAGATGAGTTTGAAGTTAAACCAGCAATTCAAAGAATAACACAATTAATTGAATTAGATACTACAACAAGAAAACAAAGAGCCAACAAATTTCCAAAAAATCCTGATGAGTTTCCTTCTGATTTTCTTTTTGTTTCGGGTAACACCACTTTAGTTGATATGATTGATTTTACAGCAAACATGTCTTTGGTTGGTACCGATAATATTGATACCTATGATGTTTACATTAATGATGATTATTATGGTAGCGATGTTTCATTAATTCAAATTACAACAAATGATATTTTAAGGATTGAAGTTACAAAAAATGATAATACTCAAGAATCAAAAATAACTTTCAATAATAAGTTAGTTTAATCTTCTCCGTATATATCTTTTTTTTCTTTACACTTTTCAATAATTAAATTTTCTAAAAACTTATAAATCTTTATTCCACGCTTATCACAGTACTTTTTCAGTATATCATGTGATTCAGGGGATATTTTTATGTTCTTGATTTCTTTCTTTGTTTTCATGGTGAGAAAAAAGGTAGAATTAATTCCTACCGTTTATAAATACTTACCCAAAAGTAAAGTTTTTTCATATAATAATGAATATTTATCTATAAAATAAATCTGTAACAGAATAATTTAATAATGGCAACAGCACAAGCAAATCAAAAAGTATTCGTATCACCAGGCGTATACACATCTGAAACCGACTTATCATTCGTAGCCCAAAGTGTGGGTGTAACGACTTTAGGTCTTGTTGGAGAAACAATAAAAGGTCCAGCATTCGAACCAGTATTCATAACAAATTATGATGAGTTCCAAGCTTATTTCGGGGGAACAGAACCCGTTAAGTTTTTTAATACTCAAATACCAAAATATGAAGCAGCATATATTGCTAAATCATATTTACAACAATCAAACCAATTGTTTGTTACCAGAGTTTTGGGTTTATCAGGTTATGACGCAGGTCCTTCATGGTCTCTTAGTGTTACCGCCAATGTAGACCCAACGACTATTGGAAACCCATCTGTTGGTGTTCCATTTAGTGCGAACTTCACAGGAAGCTCAACAGGTAATACAGTTACCTTTGTTGGGGGTTCTTTACCTGCCGAAGTTAATGCTAATTTAAATGTACAATATAGATTACAAGACGGTACAACATCAACATTACAAGATGATTTTAATAATTTTTTAGATTCAATCATGGATTTACCATCAACATCTGCAACTACTGCAGTTATATATGGTGCAATTCCTGAAACTGATTATCAAACGTTAACCAGTACATACACTACCGATTATAATCCTTATGGTTGTGAAAATGATTTTGTTCAAAATGACTTAACTGAAGGTGATAACGATTCTTGGTATTATGCAAATTTTGAGTTTGAAAATAATGACTCAACAACAAACAATTATACAGGTTATTCATTCTACTATACAGTATCAAACTTAGTTTCAGGAGCGTCTAACACATTTACAGGTACTATTGTTGGTAACTCATATGCATTTACAGGTACTGCATACACAGAATTTAATAACATGATTGTAGGTACTATTCGTTCAAGAGGTATCTCTTTATTTGAAAATAATAGTGCAAGTGAAAATCACGGACCAGTTTACCAAGTAAGTGGTCTCACAGATTTACAATTAGTGTGTACAGGACAATATTCAGGAATTACAAAATCACCTTACTCAACTTTTTTATTATCAGGTATAACTAAAAATAATGAAACATTCACATTTGAAACTTCATTATTAGCGTCATCTGCAAAGTACATAACTAAAGTATTGGGTGTTGATAATTTTGGTAAATCAAGATTTGAAGTTCCAATTTATGTTGAGGAGGCTTACCAAGCATCATTAAACTATGCTTACAATGAAGGATATATTCGTGGTTTAGCTTGTGGATTAATAGCATTACCTGAAGCTAGAAGTGAGCAGTCAACTTCAATTGCTTACAATTTAGAACAATATCAATCACCTGAAACACCATTTTTAGTTTCAGAATTGAGAGGTAATAAAGTTTACAATTTATTTAAATTTATTTCAATTTCTGATGGTAATTCTGCAAACACCGAAATTAAAGTTTCAATTGCAAACTTATCATATAATAACATGTCATTTGATGTATTAGTTAGAAATTTCTTTGATACAGATTCTAACCCTGTTGTAATTGAAAAATTCACAAATTGTAATATGGATCCAGCAACAAATAACTTTGTAGCTAAAAAAATAGGATCTTCAAATGGTGAATTTGCGTTAATATCAAAATTCATAATGGTGGAAATGGCTGATGAGGCCCCAATTGACGCGTTACCTTGTGGATTCTATGGATATACTCAAAGAGAATATTTAGATTATAATGTTTACCCTTCACCATATCCGAAATATAAAACAAAATACTATTTTCCTGGAGAAGTAATTTATAATCCTCCTTTTGGTACAAATGCGGGCGGTGCTCCAGTTGAATCTGCAGGTGATATTGTTAGAAGAAGTTATTTAGGATTCTCAAGTCAATTTGGTATTGATGAGTCTTTCTTAACATATAAAGGTAAACAAAATCCTTCAAATTGGATTTCAAATCCTTTGGTTGAGGGTCAACGTTGGAATGTTATTAGTAAAGGTTTCCACATGGACTCAGGTGCAACCGTTGTTACAATTGGAATCTCGTCAATGTCAAGTGGTGAAACTGCATTTGAGTGTGGTGTTGCTGAATTTAGAAACGACCCTGAAACTCAAGAAAATCCATACTACTTCATCTTCTCAAGAAAATATACTGTATGTTTTGCAGGTGGATTTGATGGATGGGATATCTATAGAGAGTTTAGAACAAATCAAGATAGATTCCAATTAGGTCAAACAGGATTTTTAGCGGGAGCATCGTCTTCTACAAGATATCCTAATG